TGCGCCCACGACACGGTCAGCACACCGTAGGTCTTCGTCGGATACGCAACACCGCACACAAGCACGCGGCCTGGCGCATAGGGTCGCGCCTGGCGCTGGTTCATTCGCAGTGAGTCGACCGGTGCCAGGTTCTCTGCGAGCGTCGCCGAGCTGGTACGGCTCAGCAGCTTTACTTGCACCGTCTCGCCGGTCACGTACTCACGCGTGTCCTCGGTCGCCCAATCTTCGTAGAACCAGATCAGCGCGCCGGCCTCATGCGGCGCTGGCACCGTATCGACACATCCCCGCGCGAGCACCGCGGTGCCGGCCGCGGCGTTGATCGCGTCGACGCGGAAGATCTCGTCATCGATCATCGCGGCCGAGCCCACCTCGACGAGGTCAAGGTCAACCCCTTGGACAAGCGTGACGCTGACGCTGGTCAGGCCCCGGCCGATATCTGCTGAGATCGTCGCGACCGGGCAGAAGTCGCCGGACGTCCGCTCTTCGAATGGTGCAGACCCCACGCGGCTGAGCAGCGCGTAGTTCATCTGCAGGCCGGACGGCCGCATGCCCACCACGGCGAGGACACCCGTCTCGGGCTGCAGTTGGGCGAGATCCGCATCGCTCAGTGCCGCCGCGAGGTCGCGGTACGGCGCCTCGATGAGCCGGCGGGTCGCAATGACCCGCGGAGTGCGGTCGGGCGGGGTCCAGTTCGGCGGCTGTACTGCGGACGTCCCGGCTGCCGGCAGTCCGAACACGTCTTCCAGCGCGGTGATGACGATGGTGCCCTTCGTGAGGGTGCCATAGTCGATCTTGCCGGCCCGCAGGACGATCAGTTCGATCCCGCGCTTCCGGCTGCGAACGCAGAACACGTCGCCAGGGTTCAGCGCATAGGCGCGCCGATCGAGCCGCACTTGGAGCTTGCGGATAGCCGACGTCGACACGTTGCAGTCGCGCGCCGCCACCCTGCCGGCCAACTCGCCGGTCGGTAGGCCCGGATACTCCTTCGTCGTCGTTATCACGCCGCCGGCCGCGCGGATCGCGCCGGCATTCTTCGCACGGGCACGCCGGTCGGTGTTTGTGATGGGGTCATGCCAGACGACGACGAACTGGTTCGCCGTGCCGTCGAGCGATGTGATGCTGTCGTCGTCGATCCCGAGCAGCCCGCTGTCCTCATCGAATACGGGCAGCGTCGCGACGTCGTAGTCGTCACGGATCAGCCGCAGCGTCCAGAGTCCGGTCGATCGAGAAAGGAACTGGGTGGCACCGATGTGATCCAGGACGGTCTGCTCGAAGTTGTCCAGCTCGTCTGCCACGCGAAACTTGAGGCACAGACCAAAGCCCTCGGCGAACAACGTATCTGCGGCCGTGCGATACGACGCCTGGTCCAGCAGCCCGCGATCCTTGCCCCGGCCCCAGTCGCGGTTGGTCTGGCACTCGAACAAGATGTGAGCGGGGTTCATCGCCTTCACCTGGTCGCCAGCCAGGCTGATCACTGCTTTCTCGGGATACCAGGTTCCACCGTCCCATCCGTTGAGCGCTCGTCGCCACCGGCTCATCCAGGCTTTCGGGTACTTGTTCATCGCGCAGAGCTGACCGTCGAAGAAAGCAGTGGTGACCCCGCGGAACGCAGGTACCAGACCGCCCACCATCGCCGCCAGTCGAGGATTCACCGGTTGTTCCGGGGCGCCGAACATGACGTCCAGCGGCCCGACGATGCCGCCCTCGGCCTTGTCTCCACCGAACAATTCGCCTGCATTGATCTGGATCGTCTGGTTGCTCTTGACCGATCCTTTCCATGCAGTGCGATCACCCGCCTTGATCTCGACCAGCTCATCCAGCGGCCCCCTGGCAAAACCCATGAGAATGCCCATGAGGTAGCGAAAGCCGACAGTTTGCGCTTTGCTACGGCCGCCCATTGCTCGCCTCCGCACGTGCGTGGTTGACCAGGCGCAGGGCCAGCTCGTCACCGGTAGCCTCAAGCACCGATGCCGGCACTCCCTCGGCAACGAACCGGTGCCAGTCCAAGCCATGGGCATTGAACCAAGCGCGCGCACCGGATACGCAGTAACCCGGCCGGCTGGTCAGCCCCGGTACACTGCGCAGATGCGCTGTTGTGATGATCAGATCCGTCACTTCTTCGACCCCTTCGATTTGACTGCCTGCATCCGCTCGTGACCGGTCCCGAGGACGATCCAGTCCTCGATCCACACATCGCCGAAGATCACGTAGTGGCCGGTGCCGTCCTCGGTCTGCGGAAGATCTTCGGAAGTCAGCGCCTCCGGTTTCGGCTTCGGCGCTTTCGCAGAAGTAGCGCTGCTGATCAGATACGATGCGACCAGAATCGCGATTTGCACCCACATGGATGACTCCTACCACCAGGGATCGCCGTCGAACGGCGACTTGCCCGGAAGAAACGGCACTGCACCGCAGTTGGGCGTGTTGTCGAACTTGTCGTTGCAGGTCTGAATGAGCTGATCACATCCGGGGAACGCGACAGCCCGAGTACCAGGAGCCAACAGCGATGTGCCGCCCACAAGGACCAGGCGGTTGCCCGTGTGCTGCTCGATGCCGCGCTGCTCGATAACTCCCTGACCGCTGTCCCATTCGACGTAGCCTCCGCGGAACCAAGCGTTGGGGTATCCGCCGATCGCGTTGCCGGCCCCCGTCACGCTGTTGCCATCACGCAACTCGACTGTGAACGGCACGCGGTATTGCTCGCGGTCTGCCCGGCAGTTGTGATCGAACACCGTATACGGACACTCACGGCCCCATGCGAGGCTGATCGAGGTGCGTGGCTCGGTACCGAGCAGCCGGCATTTGATCTGCACGCGGCTGTCTGCCGGCCAGTTCACCTCGTCGATCCTGCCCATCCACACCACAAGCCCCTGTGGCTCGTTCCAGTGGATGTCCCAGACGGTCAGTGTTGGAGCCTTCGATGGCCGAGCGCCCCGGTACAGCTGCGCGACTTCCAAGTCGCTCGGGCCAGTAACCGTCATGATGTCGGCGCTGACTTGGCCGGTCATGCGCCGTCCATCGTCGCTCACCGGCCGCGCCCGGAACGTCATGTTGTTGAACTCGATGTCTCGATTCGCTGTTGTGTAGGTCCAACGGATCGGGCCGAGGCGGAAGTCGTATAAGCTGATCGCCTGGCCATCGGCGAGGGACCGCTCGCGATCACTGAAGCTCATCGCGTACTCCTCGGAACACCGTGCTGGCTGTGCTGATGCCGTCGGTGTCGGTTTCGTGGGTGATCTGCACGCTGTCGCTGTCCTGCCGGCAAAGTGTCATGAACGAGATGCGTGCGACGTCGCTCGGCCGGACAACGCTGCCCAGCGCGCTGTCGATCGCCAGGCGCTCGACGTCGACGCGCAGCTCGCTGACGTCGAGGATGCGGCGGTGGAAGACCTGCCCGCTGAACAGCTCAATGCGGATATCGCGCCGGCCGGGAGCATCAGCCCTGAAGAACCGCGCCAAGCCGCACAGCTCGACATCGAGGACGGAGCTGGTCGCAGCCACTGTGTCGACCAGCACCAGGTCGGCGGCATGGGTCGGAATCCAGATCGGCTTCTGTCGGCCGCGCAGGGCGTACAGCAGGCTGCGCAGCGCCGCATGCTCCTCGCGGCCCTCGGTCTGCCAGCGGAAGCCGTGAACCGGAAAGCCGATCGCCGCTTGGTCGGCGAATTGTGGCAGGCCGGTTTCGTTGTCCAGGACATCGAGCAGGCGCTGGTACGACAGGGACAAGTCTTCGGACTCCTCGGGCCGCTGCTCGAGGACAGGCCAGCCCCGGTACGTTGTCGTCGGCATGACCTCCGGCCAATCGCTGCTGTCCATCACCAGGAACCGCGCTTGTGCGCTGTAGAGGGTGTCGGTCAGCCGGGTCAGCGCCGGTTGCTCCGTCAGCTGTGCGGTGCGAATGGGGTACAAGCGGGAGCCGGCCGGCCAGCGCCGCTGAACAGGGCGGGCCAGCTGAATCGCAGACGCGGTCAGATCCTGGATCTCAACCACCTCGTACTCGAACGCTGACTCACCGCGCAGCAGCGCAAGGCCCCCGGCCCGGAAGTCCCGCCAGCGGGTATCGCACTCGACCGTTTGTGCTCCGGCCGCGGTGACGCTTGCCAGCAGTTGTATGTCCGGCCACACCGGCAGTGCCCAGATTCGTCCGCCCCAGCCGGCCAAGCTGAGATCGAGGAGCACGCGCTCGCGCCCCTCCGCGTAGAACTCAGCTTCGAATGAACGCCGGGGTGACAGGCGCAGCGATCGCCGTTGCTCGACTCCCGACGTGCTGGTCAGCAGCTCGGTCAACCACTCCAGTGACTCCTGCACGCCATCAGCCCAGTCCGGCGCAAACGGCCACGCGGTGATCCGGTTTCCGGTAATGACTAGGATCAACGGCTGTTCGTCCTGCAGTTGCCAGACGATGCGCGCGTCCACTACCGGCGGTCCATCCGTCGACACGGCCACAGTCCAGATGCGCTCCTGCAGCGCCGCGAACGGCAACGGCGGCGACGGCTGGCCGGCCAGGCTGATGCCATCGGCGTCCTCGCGATCGATCTGCGACAGGGTGCGGGGCGTGAAGTGGGCGTTCCAAACTGAGACGGGACGTTCCTGCACGCTCACGACGTTCCCCAGATCCAATCGGCCAGGAATCAGCCAGATGCGGTTGTAGAAGTTCTCGACCAGGTCGGACTGGTGAACTGCCGAGTACGCCGAGTGAATGACGTCAACCGGCTGGTGTGCCGCATAGCTGCCAGCCAAGGTCGAGGCGCTGGCCGAGCCCAGGGTGATGTCCTGGTTCAAGCCCAGAGCGGAGATGTTCGGGGTGATGCCGGCAACGACCGCTTCGACCGGCCGAGGTACTTGAAATCCGGGGAAGGTCGCCATTTCTACTCGACCACCCGGAATGCATAGCCGACCAGCGCGCTGGTGTTGCCGAAATCGTTTGCTGTTCCGCGCTGCAGCAAAGGGAAGACGCGCCAGGTGTCGGTTCCGATCGTGATCGAGTCCCCAGGCGCGAGGAAGTCCATCCGGCACAGACCGAAATCAGGCGCTTCGCCGATATACCTCGAACGCTGCTGAGCGCCGAACGCATAAATTGCACACGGCACAACGTTGGTCGAGCTGTTCAGCTCGTTGGCGCTCGCGTCGATCAGCCCAACGTCGGGGTGATACTGACTGCTGTAGTTTCCGCGACCCGGACCAACGACGCGTCGCGAGACGTTCGTTGTGTAGTCGAACGGCAGCCACTCCGGCGAAGGGCCGCCGTCAAGGCTGTCCAGCCGCAGCACGCTGCCGCCGCCACTGTACCGAATGTGATAGCCATCGAAGGGGTGCGACGACCAATTGTTTGTCAGCGCTTGGCCAGGGCTGTAGATGAACGAGCCGCAAACATACTGACCGCCTGTATAGGCGACGCCACGCTTGTTCAGGGAGCCGATCATCACTGGACGGAACTGACCGGCAGCGATTTCGACGTGAAGGTGCAGATAGGCAGCGGTGGCGAACAGGTGATAGCGCGTGAATGGCCCGGCGCTGAGCTGCGCTATGGTTGCTTCTTTCGACGAATACGGGTTGTTCTGCTCCGAGCTGCCCGGCTGCGCGTTCCACGCCAGGCCGTTATCGAACCCCGTATTGCCGGCGAGCTGCCATTGATTGGAACCGGCGTTGAATGACCAGTAGCCGTCGGCGTTGTGACAAAGCCATTCCGATGCCGAGGCGCGGTCGGTGACCCAGCCGAGGGTTTCAGCGTGGGTGCGGAGCTTGCCCAGCAGATCCGACGGGTTGTTCGCTGTTCCGGTGAAGTAGGCCATGTTCAGTCCGCCCTAATTGCAAAGAGCCAGGGATTGCCAGACCGCCACGCCGTCTGGAAAACAACGTGATCGACTCCGTTCTCGGTGATGACGTCTTCGGCGCCGGAGTTGAGAGTTGGCGCGTAGAAGGCACCGTCGAAGTCGCCCAAGTACCTCCTGCCTTCAGTTTCGCGGGTCACGAGGCTCAACGCCTTCAGGGGGAACTTGCTGAAAGAGTCTCGGAGCTGGTTGATCACGCTTTCGCCACCGCTGCCGGTGTAGCGACCGCAACCGAGCGGCAGAAGGGTCCGATTGTTGTAGTCGGACTCGTTGTTGCTGTTCGATGCGACGGTGAAACCCAGCCAGCGGCCCGCCGGGTCGCGGACATAACAGCTGCGCTCCAACGGGCTGCTGATGCCCCGATGACGGTCGCTCACGTCTGACCAGCGGGTGGCGATGTCTCCGCGATACGACCCCACGACAGCCAGCGGATACGGGAACTGCGACGGCGGGCACGGCGGCAAGATGAAGCCAGCGCCGGCAGACTCGTAGATCGTCGAGACTTTCACGACGATCCAGAAGCGTCGGCCGTTGGCGAAGAACCAGTACGGCATGGGCTGGTTCCACGCGAGCAACTGCACCCGCGGGCTGTAGTTGACGAACGCCGTCCAGAAGTCGCCACCCGGCGGGAGCGCGCCAGGATTGAACGCGGTACCGCCCATCAGCCGGACGTTGTAGTAGTCGAGCGCGGTGTCGCCGTAGGACTGGACGCCCATGAAGATGCTGTCTTC